GATTTCCCGTTTCATTGAACAGCCTTGTCAGTAACTGAGCCTTATCTGCAAAATCCTGAACTGCCTTGGTCGTATCGCCGTACTGATCCCGCAGGTTTTGCAACATCTGATCTTCTTCGCGCTGTGCATCAATGCCCTGCCTGATAGCTTTCTCAAGCGCTACCATCTCCACGGCTTGCTCAGCCGTAAGTCCCTTAGCCTCAAGCATCAATTCCCGCTTTGTTTCCATGACCACTATTTCGGCAAGCGTGGCGGATATTCCAGCCTCAACTAAGCCGTTTTGGATGCGTAGGTATTCTAGCTCTAGCTGTAGCGCGGCGGTTACTTTGGCTGCGGCACTTGCGGCTGCCTCGGCTGTGGCTGCGAGAGATGCTGCGGCGCTGGCCGAGCTTTCGGCAGCGGTTGTTGCAAGCTGTTTGGCGCGTTCGTCTAGTTTTTTTAGCTGCTCATCCATGACGCCGCCAAGCTTGGTAAGGACGGCAACCTCTGTTTGAGCTTGGCGCACCTGAGCAGTAGCGGCCCCGGGCCTGCCTTGGTTGCCAATATTTTGCGACTTCTGCTTTTCTTGCAGTCTATCTAGCTCTGCACCGGCTTCGGCAATAGCGATTGTGTTCTCGCGCATCTGCTGGGCAAGCGACTGGCGGTTGCTTTCTACTGTTGCGGCTGTCATGTCTTCCAGTCCGTCGGTATACTCGCGCACCGCTTCGCCTGCCTCTCCAAGCTCTACCCTTGCGCTGAACAAAGCATCTCTAAAGTAATACATCGACCCGGCTGCAATTAGGGCAATACCAACAGGCCCGCCAAGTAGGGCCATTGATGCGCTTGCACCCCTAGCAGCGCCGCCAAGAGCCAACATGCCAGCAGCTGCGGCAGTGGACGCACCCCCCATTCGGCCTAACGCTAACTGAACCCTAACTGCCTGAACTGCATTGAAAGCCATCGCGCCGCCGCTCACAGCCAAAGCCCCGGCAAACTTGCCCCCAACCACAATGGCAACCACTGCAGCCGCATCCGCAACGGTGTCAATGTTATCAGCAACCGCTAGCGACGCATCACGAAACGCACTCAAGCCATCCAATGCAGCCGGCGCAATAATCGCACCCACGGCTGAAGCGGCTTCGTCCGCTGCGTTTCTGACTAGCTGTAATTGGGCGCTGAATGATTCAGAAGCAATGGCGGCCTCCTTGTTCAGAGCTATGTTTGAGTCCCATTCGCGGTTTGCTTGGGACATCGCGTCGGCGAGTAAATCGGTACGGGTTGCTAGTGTGCCGAAAACCTCTTTTGCTTGACTGCCCTCTAGGCCCATTGCGGATAATGAGGCTGTAACATCGCCGTTGGCGGCGTGTATTTTCCCGAGGCCGTTTACAAAATCCTGAAAAACGCGGGCTGATTTTCCATTGAAGAAATCTTCACGCAAGGCGTCCCCAGTGCGTCCAGTGATCTGCCGCAGAAGCTCCATTTCCTCGCCGCCGTTTCGCAGCGCGTCATTGATTGCTTGGAAGGCAAAGCCAATCTGTGTGCCGCCGGACTCTGCCTGTACGCCTACCGCTTTTAACGCGGTGGATATGCCCAGCACTTGCGCTGCACTGACATCAAACTGAGAAGTTGACCGGGCTACGCGAGTCGCTACTTTCGCAATCTCGGATTCTGTCGCGGCAAAATTGTTACCTAGCTGGACAATAGTCGAACCTAGCCGGTCCACTTCGCTGATGGCGGTTCCAGAAACTGTAAGGATTCGTGTCAGGGATATGGCGGCCTGCTCTCCAGACAAGTCCGAGGCCAAGCCCAGCTTGCCGACAGTTTCCGTAAAGCGAAGGATATTTTCCGACCCTTCCACGCCAACCTGACCCGCACTCTTTGCAATGTCCAGTAACCTAGAGGCCGATACGGGAAGGTCGCGTGAAAGCTCTCTGACACTTTGGCCCAAGGCTGCCAGCTCAGCGCCCGCAATATTGGTGGTCTTGCCAACGGCAATCAGCCTGCGCTCAAACTGAGCAAAGGAATCGAGTGATCCTTTTATGGCCCCGGCTACAACAGCGGCAGCACCAAGCGAAACCAAAGCCGTGCCAAGTCTCTGAACCGTGGCTGTAGCACTGCGGCCTCGTCCGTCAAAGCGGTCAAGATCGCCAGTAGCACGACGAAGGCCGGAGCTGTCAATTCTAAAACCCAGACTCGCGAGATCCTCGATGGTAATTCTCCTTTACTTCGTTGCTTGTGCCGTCAATTCGGCTGATCTGTCTCTGCTGTCGATCAAGTGCGCTTGCATAGCCGCCAATGTTTCCTCGTTGCGCTCGATGTAGGGCACGTCGTCTGCAATGTCGCCTTGCTCGCTGCCTTTGTTTCGCCAATTGACATACGCCCTCGACATTTCCATAAGCATTTGAGCGTCCCAGCTAGAGAGCCATGATCCTGTTAGTCGGATGTAGCTCTCTATCTCTTGCCAGCTTGTCGGGCTTATGGACATACCTCCCTGACCAACTAGCCCTAACTCCTGCACTGCGCTTGCTAGGTACTCCAGCCCCCTGATTTCAGGGGTGCAAGTGTATGGGTGCCCTTCGCCGTACTGCTCAAACCGGTTGCGCTTGTCTTCTTTGCGCGCCCGCTGTGGTACTGAGTGCATCCATCCAATCTGCGAGGCCCAGAGCTTTAGTCGCTCTCGCCCGGTTGAGTAAAATTTTCCTGATTCATCACCCAGCGTAGGGCTTGCATACGAATATCTTTGTACTTGATAAACATATCAATCAACGCGGCCTCGTCAGCGCCTTCATAGCCGGGGATGTTCTCGGTTTCCAGCGTCATACGTGCAAACAAGTTAGCATCTTCGCGGGCAATTTCTTTTGCCGTGCGAGTGTCTTTCTTGCCGCTGTCCTTCATTGCCTTGCGCTGTAACGCTGTCCATGTGCCGGAGTCTGGGCCTTTGAGCTTGATGCGTAGGGGCTTGTCTGTGCTTTTGTCCGCATACGCCAAATCGCCATCAGTGCCGGGCTTGGTCAGGTGGAGCCACGAGCCGGTTTCAGATGCAGATTCGGTGTCGAACATTTGTAGAATATTGGATTCGTCTTTTGCGATCTTCATATCTCATGCCTTGCGATAAGCATCCGATTTAGGTTGACGGGCAGGCGGTGGATGAGGCCGCTTTTCGGTTGCCCTATCCCGTCAAAACTATTTAAGCTTAAGGGGACGCTACGCGAACAACGGGGGTGTTGATTTCTACCTGCACAGTCGATCCGACCATGCTGTTAGCACCGCCTGGCGCTTTGGTGTAGCTGAAAATGCGAGCGCTGTAATAGTCAGTTGAGCCGTCTTGATACTCAATTTTGACAGCGTGCTGAGCGTTCTTCGTCGCTCCCTCAACGCCAGCGGCCAGAATGATTTGGCCAGCGTCTTCGGAATCAAACTCAAGTCCCATAGACTGCGAGCCGTAATTGATAAAGCCTTTGAACTTTTCGGTGATGCCGGTGGCAAGGGGATTTGATTCGACTACTTGGACGTTGGGGCCATATTCGGGGAGATCGATCACTTCGCCAACTTCGACAAACGTCGTCATGGCTTCATAGCCAGCTTCGGTAAAGTTTGCGGGATCTTCTGCTGCTACGGATAGTTTTGTGCCTGTGCTCGTGAGCTTAGCCATACATTACCCCTTATGCCGCAACGCGGGTTATGGGTGTATTGATTTCAACTTGGACGGTAGAGCCGACCATGGAGTTTGCGGAACCTGGGGCCTTGGTGTAACTAAAGATCCGGGCGCTGTAATAGTCGATTGAGCCGTCTTGATACTCAATTTTGACAGCGTGCTGCTGGTTCTTGGTTGCGCCTTCAACGCCGTCAGCAAGAATCTGTTGCCCCGCGTCTTCAGAGTCAAATTCCAGGCCCATAGACTGAGAGCCAAAGTTAATGAAACCTTTGAACTTCTCGGTGATGCCGGTGGCAAGGGGGTTGGATTCAACTACTTGGACGTTCGGGCCGTATTCTGGGAGGTCAATTACTTCGCCGACCACGACAAATGTCAGGTCTGCATAATCTGCGGCGGTAAAAGTGGCGGGGTCTCCCGCTACTACGGAAAGGATTGTACCGGTACTGGTAAGCTTCGCCATGGGTGTGCTCCAAATTTGGACAATGCCGTCATCACGACGGGTTGCAGTCCTAGAAACTGCTTATTGGAGTATAGCACATGCGCGGGCGGGGGAAATAGTGGGGGTTTGGGTATGAAAAAGCCCCGCATTTGCGGGGCCATAGTACCGGGCGTCATCACGACGAGCCAATCAACATCTTAACCTGTATAGGGGATGGTGACAATAACCGACAGTCGATCATCGTCCGGCTGGATCTCAAAGCTCCACGGATGCCGCTGCACTCTGATCATATTGAGGATCGTTGCGTTTTTCAGGAATGCCGCCTTGACCTGATCCGCTGCCCGGTTAACTGCAAGAATGCCGCGCCCCGGCCTGTCGAATACGCTCACCTGGAACAGCCCCTGGGGCACGGTGACATCTGTTGCAGCAATCCCGTTGTCAATCCCCGTGTTCGGCATCACCATAGGCTCTAGCCATACGCCTGCGGCTGGTGGCGTGAAGTCTGTTCCGGGCCATGCAACCGGGTAGCCAAGCGCTGCGGCTGATAGCTGCGTGAACAGAGCTTGGGCTATTTGTGTGTTAGTCGGGGTCGACATATTCAATGCTCTCTATGGGCACCGTAATTATGGCGCGAGGTATGTCATTAATGGGAAATTGAACATCTACGTTTAAAACTTCTGTAACCTCTTCCCCTTCTGGCCCGTATACTTTCAAGCCCAACATGCTAGGCCCACTTGGCACAACAATCTTATAGCTTTTCATCAGCCTACCCTCCATCTCTATCTTCTGAGAAATCAATAAACTCCACGGTCACGGAACCTCTCAAGGTTCTACTATACGCCTCATCGCCTTCAGGTTTTTTTACTCGCAGCGGTCGGGGGTAAAACTTCACAATCCCCTTATTTTCATTCGCATAAAAAACATTTTTTATTTCATTGCCGTTTACGAATATATGCCTATCGGCTTTTCCGTCCCCTGGCGTGTGCATATGTTGGTTCATCCGCCTACCCTCGTTTTGACTTTCTGCGCTGCCTTATCGACAATTTGTTGCCAGTTTTGGGCGGCGCTGCGGAGAAAAGAGTACCGCGCTTCCATGTATATGCTGTATTGGGCCGCGAATCCAAATACTACACGGTCGCCGATTTTAGCACGATTTATAACTATGCTAATTGGCCCGCTCGTGTAGGGGGTTTCGCCGTTGCCACTTGGGGTTTTGTTGATATCGGCGGCGAAACTGTTTCTTAAAAATCCGGTGTCCACTGGCATGCGGCCCCCCTTTGCTCTCGGAGTCTGAACCTCTCTGGCAATATCCTGAGCCGCCGTTTTCCATACGGCTTCAAGCCTTGCTTGGGATTGCGCCACCCACTGGTTAATCGTTACGTTAGCCATGCCCACCA